GGTCTTGCGTCTCTTGACTGATTGCCAGCTCGTTAGTTTCAATTTTACCGATTTTTTCAGTAAGCGACTGGTTGAGACTGCTCTCGTCAATCTGACCCTGTATCAAGTCCATCACTTTATCAGCGCTGTTATCCGTCGTACCGCTAATCCAAGATGTCCAATCGCTGGTATTGCCCAACTTATCGACGATACGACCGCGATAGTATTGGGTCAGCCCACCTTGTAGCCCTTGTATCGTATGAGTGTTAGTGCTGTACGCAAACTCGCCCAGCTTTGCGACATTGACATCAGGCGCGGATGCTACTTCTATCTCAGTGTACGCGGTATCGCCTGAGCCTGCGGCAAATGCCCAGTCGACGCGCATGCCAAACAGTAAACCAGTGGCTTTAATTGATAACAGCTTTGGCGGCTTGCCGACTTTGCCCGTGATGGCGGTCAGCACTGAGCTGGTCGGGCGTGACACTGCGTCAAATGCATTGACAGCACGCACGCGCGCTAGGTAGTTGCCGCTATACACACCCTCGATATCAACTGAGACATTGCCCGTGCGCGGTATTTTTATCCAGTCGCCGTCATCTTTGCGCCACTCAACATCGTAGGCGACTGCGTCTTTGACTTGGTCCCAGCTAATGACCAGCGTGGTGACGTTTTGACCTTGCACCACACGGCTACGCGCAGACAGCGCAACCGACTCCGGCGCATTGATGATTGATGGGTTAAACGGCGGCGCGGGTGGGCGCGGCTCGATGATCGTGCCGTTATCAATCTGCGGGTACAGCCCTGCATCATACTGCAATGCGCTGTATGTATATTGCGTCCTGTCGTCATTTTCAGTGATTGATAAGACGATAAACGGCATCGTCGGCAGCTCATCGCTATCAACTGCCCACACGTTTTCCGGCGCGACTGGGTCAAAAGGTGCTTTTACCGTGATGTTGCGTCCCGATACGCTCAATATCTCCCGAGTTTGTGCGCGACCAGACTCAAGGTTGACGGTTAAGCGGTCGCCGGTCGTTGCAGGGACATCGTCGCGATCGACAGTGATAACCGTGCGGTCAGCGTTGACAGCAGATATACGCCCGCCGTTATTAGCGCCAGTAAACATCATATCGGCAATATCGACGCGGCTACCGACCGTGGGCAGTTGACCGTCTAAACCCATCGTAAATGTAACCGTCTGCGTGCGGTTTTGCTCAGAGAGTAACGCGGCCAGTCCTGCGCGGTACGCTTGCCCCTCGCTGGTACAGCCGACAACGGGCATCTCAAGCGGATTGATGCCGTATTTTGCGATAGCGCGCTCATTGCGTACCGTTACATAATCGGTCTCATAATTGTTATCAGGATTTGACCACGCTACCTGCACAAGTGTGTGCCTATCATCTATCGCCGTGCCTGATTTGTTAAACGCTCCATCGACCACGTTTGCACGGGTGATGACATAATCAGCATCACGTGGGGTATCTGCATCGAGTACGATCTGTGAGCCATCCCAAAACGACATACCGCGAAAGATAGCGGCGATGTGCTGCAATACTTGATACGCTTGCTCAGATTTTTGCAGATACAGATTGCACGTAAAGCGCGGCTCAGTGCCGCCTTTGCCATCATCGACTGGCTCATCGCAGATGCGCGCAATGTGAGCAATCGCCCATTTATTAATCATAAACGGTTGCAAACGCTCACCCAGGCCATAGCGATCATTGGTGATCAGATCGTAATACACCCACGCTGGATTGTTTGTATAAGCCGTTTTAAACGTACCGTCCCATATACCAGTGCTGGTACGCGTGGCGGCATCATAGTTGCTCGGCACTTTGAGGTAGCGCCCGTACATCTCAACCGCGATTTTTGGCATACTGCTAAACGTACGCGCATCAAATGACAGATATAGCTGTGCGGTGTGCGGATAGCGCAGCTTTGCGTCGATAATCTCAGCGATGCTGTCTACGCGCATATCGTTAAATACGCGGGTATTGTCACCGTCTGGCGTGATTTTGCGCACTCGGATTTGCCAACCTTGCTGCGCATCAGGCAGGGGCACGTTATGCGTGCGCTGGTAGCGACCTGATGTCTTTGCGCGGATGGTTTTATCTATAATCGTGGTATATCCGCCGCCGTCGGTCTGTACGTCAATTGCATAATGCACCGCGGTGCCTGTCACGTCACCGTTGTCATGAGCATGAGATAAACGTGACCAGCTCAAATTGACATTGACGCTAGATAGTTGGGTATTGACGACAGAGCGTACCCACGGCGTGCCTGAGCGCAGCGGCGTATTGATGCCAATCTCACTACTGAGATTTGGTAATCCTGCGATATGCGTCTGATCAACTGTGCCATGGCGTATCTCCCATTCGACGCTGTCAAAGTTGGGGTTGCCATTGGCATCAACCAGCGGCGTGCCGTCTAGTAAAATAGATGCTGCGCCATCGACTAATCCCTTAACTTCGCCTTCGCTTAGTGCATATAGGATTTTGACTTTGCTGATAGATGCGTGGTCATCGGGAGATATAGTAGGGGTGCGCGGTTTGTCACCAGCTTTTGCGCCTTGTATTAATAATGACATTACGTATCCTCATTGACGACTAACATGCTAATTACTGAGCCGCCCCATATATAGCGACCATAGCCGAGAGCCAAGCAATTACCCTCGGCGACTGTCGTGACCGCACCGCCAAAAGCATAGCTCGGTTTATTGCCGTCTGGGTCTTGCGGCTCGATGCTGGGACGCGGCATAAGCAGAGACGCGGCGCCGCCAAGCACCATTCCTGAGCCTGCGGCAATCATGGCAGGGTTACCGCCACTAAAACCAATTAATGCCACACCCGCAATGACTTGAATCCAACCCATCGCGTCACCACCTGCCCCAGTAATTTTGGGTACAATGCGGATAATTTTTGCACCCGTTTTCATCTCAACTTCATCGGTACTGATGCTTTGTTCGTTATCGTCATAAAATACGGCAAAAAAAAGACCGCTCTCATGGGCGGTCATCATAAATCGTCTAAAGCCATCGACTTGGTAGCTCAACGCCTCGCACGCCTCGCGCGGTGACTCTACATCTAAGTCAAACGATTTGCCAAATTTCTCGGCTAATATGCCGTGTAGCTCGATACGTCTTAACATAATGATTGCCCATAAAAAAGCCCACAGCTAAGTGGGCGGTGTTAGTATTAATCTGCCAAAATCAACTAACAGAAGGATTGTACCATGGCAGTGAACCCAAGATTGACACCAACTTACGTCCAATGGCCGTATCGAATAGACTTAGAGAATGGTCGCACCAATATCGGTGCTGTTGATCTCACTAAAAACCCTGAGCGCATAGATGAAATTCATGAGCTTAACGACATGCCTATTCTTAAGAAAAGAATCGCCCTACTGAACTCTGAGAATAACGGCGTTATGACGCTTGGTATGCTTTGTGAAAAAGCACCAGATAGCGACATCTGGTATTCTTATTTGGAGTTTGGGTTTCGTCCAGATTATAACTATTCAGCTTTCAACCTTACTGAGGTTGATGATTTATTTTATAAGCATATCGCATCTACGCAAGGCGATGGATTTGCAAAAGCTTTACAACCTCATCTGACATGGGAGGAACAGAACGTAACACTCTACGGGAATAAGCCAAGTCACATGTATTCTGTGTTTCTTCCAGCCGCCGAGCAAGCGCATGTTGAGCAGGGATTTTCCCACCTGATTGACTGGCTTCGTGCTGAGTTTGCTGTTTCATAATACTTCCTATTATGTCTTATAAAAAACTCTTGTGCCGCACAATGATTGCGCTACGCTCTTGCCAAACGTTGCCGTATATTTCACGGCGCGAGCGTCGGCGGTAGGGGTGATGTAATACCAGATGGTCGCCAATCACTGCCTCCGATTGCTCTGAAGTTAATTGCCCATCGTCGCCAAGATAAATAAGGGCATGATTGACATGAGCGGTTGGCTGCACACGGCATAAAATAACATCGTGGCGCTGCAAATTATCGACTTGAACAAAGCCTTGTGAGGCAAAGTTATCGACATATAAATCCGCGTTGGTAGCATCTTCCCACCAGCGATCTAACCGATCAAAGTTGTCAATCTTGATATCCAGCTCGCGGGCATAGTAATCACGCACGATACTAAAGCAATCGAGTGCGCCATGGATGTATTCACGATTGATAAGTGGCGCGATAAAGGGTTTGGGTTGGTGGATAGCGATGTCTATTTCGGGATAAGCGACAATGACCCACGGGACAGCTAGTTTTAGCCAAATATCATCGCCCGTTGCTTTTTGCAAATCAAAAGGACGGCTCATCTCAATCAAATCGCCAACACTGGGTTTGGATGACCCATCAGGATGGCTGTGCACGATAGCTTCTATCTCACCTGCTAACTCTGCGTGAATCCTGTCTTTTTCGCTTAGTCTAAAAAACTTAAGCGGATCTTCGTGTGTATTTTCACACGCCACATACTCACGATTGACTAATAATCCGCAACTCTCACGCGGATAGCACGCCGCCGCGTGGTTGAGTATCGCCTCGCGTGTGGCTTTTAAAATATACATATTATCGTCCTAACATAGATGCCGCTGGAAACCCGCCAAACGACAGCGGCTCATGCTCACCAAAGCGCAATTTGCAATCACTCAGACAACCGCCGCATTTGTCTAGAGCTGGGTTGTCAGTTGGTTTGCCGTCCTCGGTAAACATCGCAGCGCCCGTATAGCCGCAGGACTCGCCGCGATAATTGCCTTTGACCGCCCAATCGCAATATTTGGTAATTGTACGGCTAGGTATCATCTTGCGCTGTGCCGTCAATGGCGTCGATAACTCAAACGCGACTGAACTGTCTTGCTCGTTAAGCGACTCGTGTTTTTTTTGATTGACTGTCCAATACTGATCTGTGTATTGCTGAGCGTCTGCGAATGGGTTGCCAGCGCCAAAATTGTCCGCGTCTAAATGTTTTGCTAATACATGTATGACACGCAGCTGAGCGCCGACAAAATCGCTATAAAATGCACATAGCGCGGTCACTGCGCCATTGATGCCGTCGATGTCGTTGCCGATGACGAGGCTGGGCGCGGATGGGGTGCCGTCACCGCGCATCTCAAGGCCATCGGTTTGTATAGCAACGGGCGTGTAGTTTTGACCCGCCCAAACAATGTCACGCCTGACAATATCCTCCTGACCTACTGGGTCGGTATGGCGCGTCATATCTGTATAGCGCGTCATGTCTGTGTAGCGGTAAATGTGCTGCCAATCTTCGCGTGATATGTGACCATGCCATCTAAATATACCAGCACCGAGATTGGTAGCGTCTAACTCATAGAGTGTGACCAGTCCCGTGACCGATAGTTTTTGTAAGTCGCTTGATAAAGACATTTAAACCTCGTCTTGCGGTAAGTCATTAAATCGCAACATTACGATAGCACCCTCGGGAATATCAGTAGGCTGCTCATAGTCTGCAACGATTGACACGGTTTCAAAGTCAAACTTTTTCTTGTACGTGTTGACTGTGACAACACCATCTTGCTCACTAACTTCAACCATACATAAGACGTTGTTGTGTTCGTCTTTTGGTGGTGAAAAGTACCACGTACCATCATCACGCAAGCCCGTTGTGCCCGTGATTTCGTAAACACCCACCGATGGATTTTCTACTGCAATGTCCATCTTTTCGGCTTCGTGCTCTTTTTCAAAGCTATTGTGCTGCAAACGCAAAATCGGACTTGCCACTTTTAAGTAGTTTGTGCCTTCTTCGATGGTTGTATTACCTGTCGTATAGACATCAAACGCTTTTACTACTGCCTTATTGCCCGAGAAGCCGCTAAATATGCGTAACCTACCCGTGTTGTTGCGGAGCATACTTAAGCCCATAAAAGAGTCGCCCGATTGCAAGTATAATATCGGTGCAAATGTGTGCGTTAGAGGGTTGCCGGATTCAGTCCTGCTCACCTGTGTCCCTAAAATTTCTAGCTCGTTTACCACGCCCTCGCCTGTCGAGTGTGCGCCAATACGAATTAAACTGTTGCCGCCAAATCCGAACGCCCCAACCTCAGTAACGTTGCCCTTGTCAGTGCCCACCTCACGACTCGCAGCATTACTCTGGTCGCTAAAGTTGTTCTGTACTTTTTTGCGAAATACATACTCATTATCGCCCGTTCTGTTGTCGCCTTGTCCGGGGTCTGGTATTTGTACTGCCATGGTTATCTCCTATACACTCATAAACTGCTCAAAAGTGAGCGATATTTGCCAAAAGTTGCCCTTGCGCTGCGGCGTTGATGCGCCTGCGCAGGTGTATTGTCTTGTATTGCCGTGTGGGTCTGTCCACTCAAACGGTTTGACGCCCGCATGAGCGTCTAGAAAATCTAATATCGGTGCGATGACCGTATCCCAGTCGCCCGTTTTGCTGCCAGACCAGACGCGGCGCTTATTATTGATACCGGTGCTCGATAACTGCGCATAACCGTCGCCAAACTGGGTACGCCCCACGCGGTATTGGCTATCGAGTGTCGCGCCCATGTCCATTTGCCAGCTGAATGTCTGTATTGCCATGTCGTTATCCACTGTTGATTGCCCACAAAAAAAGCCCACGTTATATAGCGTGGGCTTGGTTTGGAGTGGCGGTTGAGTTTAGAGCGTTGGTATGAGCTGCACATTGCTACCCATGTCGCTGCCGATGCGGTAGTTCTTTGGCGCATCTGGCGTGAGGGTAACATCGATAGCATCGCGTACCCCGCCGCACATGTTGCCCGTCTGTATAGACAGTATGTGCCGCCCAGCTGGGATGAATAGCGATATCGACTGCGAGGCGCGTAGCTTGGCGACTGGGTTGTCATCGACTCGCACATTGATACCGCATGCCGCGCCGATGATGCCGCCGTCACGGGTGATGGTGACTGGCACACTCCCAGCCGTCGGCGCGCTATAGAGACTGGGCGCGATGGCGGCGGGGCTGGTTGCGGGTTTGGTAGCGCAGGCGCTCATCGTCACAATAGCAGCAACAGCAAATAAAATCTTGATCATAATATCCCCCAGTTGGCAAAATATCATAATACCGATTTTTGTTGGTTGCGTCTATCAGCGGCGCTGGTACTGTCTATCGAGCATGCCGTTTGGCCGCATCATTTTTTGCACCTGCGTTGTGACTGCTGCGGCGAGTCCTTGGCCGATTTGCTTGCCGTATTGGCTGTTTGATTCGACGTTTGAATTGCCGTCCATTGATACGGTTACGTTGACGTTGATATTAGGTTTGCTGCCTTCGCTATTATCCAAAAAGCGGCTTAACTTTTTGTTGTCATCAGCCTTTACTACGCGCTCATTTTTATCAAGCACCCAAGTGCCTTCGCGCGGTACGTTTGCAATACCGTCATGCGCTTGACCAACAGGCATAGCAATTGACTTGATGTTACTAACAATCTCAGCGCCCTGCATAACCGCTTGACCGATAATAGGTATGTTTTGCGGGAAGCCAACAGCCATTGCCTTGGCGACAGACTGCTGAATAGCCATTGCAGACTGCGCAATAGCAAAGCCTTTCTCCACTGCAAACAACGCACGATAGATACCTGATTGCTCGCCAGCAAAAGATTTGGCCATGCCTGCCAAATCACCAAACAAAGACTCGCCTTGCGTTAGCATTAAGTCACGTTTAGCATCCATATAGGCTTGGTCACTAGCGATACGCGCATTATTAGCAGTTTCGACCATATCAGTATGAGTCTGCTCGTACTGCTCAATAATTTTGTTTCGCGCGTCGTACTCGGCTTGTATTTTACCCATCGGCGTCGAAGACTCTAAGCCTGACAGCATGCTTTGTAAGTTTTCGCCCGCGGATATTTTATCTTTGCCAAACTGATCAAATCGCCCACGGATCAAGTTAGTGGCACCACTACGCAATTTATCGCGCTGCTCCTGCCATTCATCAAATCGTTTTTGCACAGCGTTGGTTGCTTTCAGTTGTGACTCTAGCTGTTTTAGCGCTGTAGCTTGTTTGACATACTCATTAATACGAGCATCGCTAGCGCCTTTATACTTGCCATTATTGATATCGTATAGTAGTGACGATAGCTCGCTATTATCTCCAAACAAAGCAACACGTTTTCTAAAGCTATTGATACCATCTTCGACGGCTTGTATAGCTTGCTGGGCCATGCGCTGCGCTGCGGTAACGACTGCCTTTTTTCCTTTCTTGATGCCGACCGCCATACCTTCAGCGGTTTGCTCACCGACTTTCTTCATGACCCGTGATGGTGAACGAATATCCAACACGCTCTTAGCTTTAGCGACTGCGCTTGATGCCATGCTGCCAATAGCTGTAGCAACACCGCTTGCACCTTGCTTAATACCGTTAATCAAACCGTTGACGATATCTCTACCGACTTGCAGCATACGCCCGGGCAATTCTTTAAGCGTAGTCACGATGGTATTTTTGATATTAATAATTGCGCCGCGAGTATTAGCTACACCTCTATCCCAAGCCGCTTGCATGGTCGCAACGGTGTTTAAGACATAGCTTTTTATCTTATTAAACTCAGCGTTGAGCCCAGCACTAATAGCTCCCCAGTTTTTGACAACCAGATAACCACCTGCCGCTATCAATGCAATGGCCGCAACCACCGCAAGTATTGGACTGGTTAAGACAGCTAGCGCAGCATTGAAAGTCCAAGTCGCTGCTGCACCTACACCTGCCGCCACTGACCAACTGGCTGTTGCCACAGTCATCACACCTGCTTGCACCGCCGCCGCTGCCGCCTGTACTTTCAATAGTATCAATGGCGCATTTGCTGCAATCAAAGCCACTGTAAGCGCACTTACTGCTACGCCTAGCGCAATAAAAGCAGGTTGATTCTCACTAACGACACGTTTTATTTCATCCCAGTTTTGATAAACCAAGGCGCCTGTCGCAAGCAATATACCAAGCCCTAGCACTGTTAGACCCATCGTAGTGCCTAATGCGGCGTAGGCTAGCTTTAAACCATCAACAGTAGTCTTTGCTGCCGTAAATCCATCAACTGCTAGCTTTAGACCAAATACTGTGCCAACTAATGATCCGCCAATAAGTGTGATTTGCTGAATCAGTTCGGGATTAGCAGACACCCATGTGCCGACAATTGCGACCATAGGGGTCATCTTTAACAGTAATTCATTTAATGCAGGTATAAAGGCATCGCCAAGACTCGCGACCACGCCATCTATATTGTTTTTGATTAGAACCATTTTATTGGCAGACGTTGCGCTGATTTTCTCAAACTCAACATCCATTGAACCAAAGTAATCCTTGGTTGTATTGACAGTCTCGCCAAGCATTTCCCAGTTGTTTTCTAGTACGCCGACACTGCCTGCGAGCATCGTTATATCATCGCCAAATTCTTTACCGATAATTAAGGCGTTTGTGCCGATACGTTTTGACTGCTCTAGCTTATTGATAGCCTCAAGATAAGTAATAATGGCCTGCTTACCATCAGTTGCGACTAGCTTACTAAAGTCATCAATATTTAACCCCAACTGCTCAAAGCCGATTAATTGAGACTTAGTAGCATTGTCCAGTGTAGAAAATGAAGTTAATAATGAATTGACCGCAGTAGATGCGACTTCGGCAGGCTTACCCATGGCAATCAATGCACCGGTCAAGCCTAACGTTGCGTCCTCTGACAAGCCAAAGACTTTAGCAACACCGCCGACACGTTGCAGCGAATCAATGAGCTGGGCGGCGGTAGCAGGAGTGTTGTTTGATAGCGTATTAATCGCATCACCAAGACGGTCAATGTTTTCAATAGGTATCTGAAACACGTTAGCAATTTTTGCCATACTGTCAGCGGCTTGCTGCGCTGGTATATCAAAAGCAACACCCATCTTTGCCATGACTTCAGTAAAGTGAACCAAGTCTTTTTCTGCAATACCCAGCTGACCGCCGGTAGCTGTGACAGCTGCCAATTCTTCAAAGGTTTGCGGTATCTGTGTTGTCAGCGCCTGTAGCTCTTTACGCATATTTGCCAAGCCATTGCTTGAGGCAAAGTCTACAGTCTTATCAATCTCAGCCATCGAGGTCTCAAACGACATCGCTGTCTTTAATGATAATGCGCCCATACCGGCAAGCGCTGTGCCAACAACCGCTGCCGCTTTGGTAGCGCTCTTACCCATTTGCCCAAAACTGGTGCTAGAGTTTTCCCGTGCTCGCCTGAGCTCATTGTTATATCTGGCAGTGTTTGCTTCCATAATGATTTGGATTCTACTCAATACCGACGCCATATCGTCACCCTATGATTAATTGTGATTGTTTTGCGGATTGACTTTTGATTTTAGGAAGTCTTTTAGCGCGGCTGCTTGAGCTTGTGCTTGCTGTTTGGCGACTTGTATTCGTTGCTGTTCTTTTTGCTCAGGCGTTTGCATGCTATAGTCAAATAACATGAATTCTTTTAGCTCTGGCTTTTCCTCACCGCCATAATTCTGCTTGCGCAAAGTGGCAAACTGTATATCAAAAAACTTCCCACCGAACGGCTCTACGTACTCATAAAATGCTTGCCACTCGGTTAGCTCTTTTGATGAGATATTGTCATCAATCCAAGCCACCGACTTGCTCAAATGAGCGGCAAGCCGAAACTTAAATATACGTAGCGGGTGGGCTATTAGTTTTTTGCAGCTTCTTCTTTTGCCTCTGGTTGCAAGGCGTTGATGTCGCTTGATGCGTCGAAGACTTTTGACACAATGGCAGATGGAAAGCCTTTGACCATTTCCAAGTCGTCATCGTTAAACTCTAAAACGCCGTTTTCATCACAGACCGAGTAGATAAATATCACTGCGCGTACGCCGTTATTTTTTGATTCTTTTTGCATATGACGCTCTAAGCCTTCACGCTCAGCAGCAGTCATTACCTTGATAAACACTTCACCAAGATCAGGAATCTCAATGGATTTGACGCTGGTTTTTAACTGCATAAAATCCGCTTTGCTCAATACTTTTTTGGCTACTTGTTTGGTCATTTTGTTACCTGCTTATTAGTTAGGGATAATAAAAAAGAAAAATAAAAAGGCGTAGAGCCGGTTAGACCACTACACCTATAAACTTATTGCGTAATAACCAACGACTAGACTGTTGGCGTGACTTCTGAGCTGATAACCAATACACCTTCGACTTTTAGCATGTCTTTTTGCTCAGCGACCAAGTTAAACTCTTTGATCATACCGTCAAAGCTAAAGCCTTCACCCGCAGCATCTACAAAGGTAATCTTATTTTTCAGCGTCGCATTGTTATTAAAAGCCGCTTTTAGCTCCATATGCTGAGGATCAGTCGGCATGTAGTACAAAGTAAACGCTATTTCTGACGTTTCGCGGAAGTTGGCCACTGCGTTCACAGTAGACGTGGCATCAGTAGGCGTCACATCCACCACTGTTTTGGGTAGATTAGGCATATCCATGCTGTTCAAAAACTGCACTTGGTTAAAAGTGGGCACATCATCGGTTGCAATACTCCAGGTGTACTGCGTGTTTACCAGCTTATCGGTTGAAATAGCCATATTTGTCACTCTCTCATTTGTGGGCGTTATATCCGAGGCTTATGCCTGAGATTGCATAATAGCGGTTGCTATGTTTGTTTAATTGGTTTGCCAGATATGGCATTCGATACTTTGTCTAAATAGCTTGGCATCGTCCTCATACATATATCGGCGACTGTCATAGTGAAACGGCTGCACGTTATTTTTAAGTATCTCAAGCATCTCATTCGTTTTGTCTTCACAGCCATCATAATTACTGTGATAGACATCCAACTGCAAGTAAGCCATCTCGCGACCGGTATAGCCCATGATGACATTGGTCGCGTTGGTATTAAGCACGGTATAGACCAGATAAGGCAGCCCTTTCTCAGAGTCGGGTCTGACCAGTGGATAGACCTTATTTTCAAACAGAGCACTTAGGTTTCTGTATATCACCTCGCTAGCTTTCATTGCTTATCCTTGTTAGCCAATCATTACCTTATCAATTTCAGCCTTCCACTTTTCTTTAAACTTATCTACAGCTTCTTCATGCTTGCTGTCTACTGCTGGTCGAAGGAACGGAGCGGCTGCCATTTTGCTTGTGCCGTTTTCTATAAAGTACCAATAGAACGCTTTGCCAGACACGTAGATACCGACCGCAGGTTTTTCGGTATACTTCATCTGCTTAGATCGTATCTGACTTTTTAGAACGCCTTTATCTACTGGCGCATTTGCCTTGGCTTCTTTTTTAATTGGGGCCGCGCCAGCATTCAGTGCTTTCATCATCACCTTGCGCTTAGACGTGTCGGCTAGTCGGTCAAACTGTCTTTCAAGCTCCTCTAAGCCTTCTACTCTAAAACCTATGCTCATAGCCAACCTCTGAATTTTAGACATAAAAAAGCCACCAATTAAGGTGACTTTTTTGAATATATTTAATGCTATTTATCAATACCTGCGGCCTTGCAGTCTGTCTTTTCTATTGCTTTCCATTCATTGTACTTAGCCTCATCTTTAGCTTGTAGGTAAGCAGCGCTGACCATACCTGCTTGTACGCACGTTTGCATAGCATCGCCTTGCTTTTTGGCTATATCGTACTGCGCGACCATATCGCTAGATACCTTATCATAAGTGCTATCCATTTGCGCTTCGACTGCTTGGTCGCAACCTGTCAATGTGATTGCTAATGCTAATGCTGTGACAATCTTTTTCATATTATTATTACCCGCTTTATAATCTCCAATAGAGTTGCAGGCAGTGACTTAGCCTACTTAATCAATATATCACAATTTACGCAGCGACACTCTTTAGCATCAGCGTCATATATTCACGCCCGCTGCGATTATCTGGCATAGGGTCGCCGTCGATATTATACCGCCTACCATTATGCGATATTTGCATAGTGCTATCGATATCATTGCGGTAGCGTAGCATACAGCGCGCTTCTACTTCACTGCCCGCGGCTTGCGCTGTCAGTTTATCTTTGACAGACAGCGCCTCAAACGATGCCCAAAGTACAATCCAAGCCGTCCAAGTTGGTGGCAGCACTGCGCCCGTTGGTGAGCGCCCGCTAGTTTGCTTATATACCGTGATACGGTGTCTTATCTTGCCTGCACGCATATCATAGCCCCATTATTCGTCGATAAGGTTGCAGTCGATGTTCGGCCGCTTGCGGCAGTCTCACGATACTGGTACCGATCACCACGTCTTCCCGATGTTCATACAGCGTACCCAGTATTAGCAAGATAGCCACTTCGATACCAGGATTAGTCACAATGCCCCGCGCTATCATCAGCTTTTCATACATTTGACTTTCAATGCGTTCTAGCTTTGTTTTGACGGCATAACTATTGACATCACCTGATAAAGCGCCAATTCGTAAACTATCGAGCGCATTCATCTCTATAGCATTGGCATCAATAGCAGCATCCAGCTCAACATCAGTGGCATAGATACGGCGACCCATATACTGCTCGGCCATCTCTTGCGCGCCATTCAGCTTATGCTGTATATCGATACTATCTTCAGCATCCGCGCGCAAGTGGTGGATAGCGGTTTCAATACTGACTATAGACATAATGATTACTCAGCTTATTTCTTTGTATTGGCGGCGGCTTCTTTTGCCTTAGCCTCTTTTTCAGCTTTTGCAGCAGCTTCTTTCTCGGCTTTTTCGGCAGCCGCTTTAGCCTTAGCGTCGTCATCAGATTTTTTCTCAGCAACCGCTTCGACATAGCCCTTATCAATCAGCTGCTGACCTGTGATATCGGTAAACTCACCGACTTCACCAGCGGTATATGTCTGATTACCCATGCAAATAACATCTTTGAATTTAACTTTCATGACCTGCTCCTTTTAGTAAGGCAAAAACAACTTAATAAATTATTTTTGGCTTAATAAAAAAACGAAACCCGCGATACGAGTTTCGTTTTTCATCATATTATTAACAATTAAGTCTTAATTATGGTCCGACAGTTAGCGAACCTTTAACGAATGCCTGCGGACGATAGACTGCCAGTGCCAATCGCTCTTCAGCTCGGATTGACACCATGTTTTTCTCAAAGTCATCGGCGTTCTCAGTAGAGACGACCACGTTCGCATCTTCACGATCAAAGATTTGCGCGGCATCTGCAAACGAGCCCGTCAAGAAGTTATCAAGCATACCCGCCTGATTAGTCTGAGCAACTGGCAGGCCCCATAGGCGCGCTTCTAACGTACCGAACGGATTACTGAATAAGTAGCCTTTGGTATTCGCATCTTTAATCAGCTCAATATCAGTCCAATCAATATCGTGCATGACGTGACCAGTGGCTGACAGTTCTGCCAAGGTGACCTGCAGCATTGCCAAACGCATCACGTCCAAGCTGTTTGAAGGCGTGGTCTTAGTACTAGGATTGGCAAAAGCAGTCGCTTGCGTATAAATACCGTGCAAGTTGTTACCCACACCACTACCAAATAGCAGCTGAGTATCTTCCACACGCTTCAAGCCGTTAAGCAAACGGCCATTAATGATGCTGCGTAGTTGCGGCAAGTCATCAAGCGTCTGTTTGGCGACTTTCATCAAGTGAGCGATGGTTTTGACACCAGATAGCACTTCTTCAAAAGTAATTTCTGAATAAGGCTTGGTCGTATTTTCAGCGACCGGTGCAGCGTTGTTCGTAAACAACAATTCACGCAGATATGCCACGGCATTTGATTCAGTATCACCAGGTGCCAATAAATCACGAACCGTTAAGCGCTGATTTGGATTGGTGATAATCTTGGTGCTACCATCAACTGGATTCACAGCGAATGAAGTCAGCGCGTTACGCGGCATGTCGATTGCCAAGCGGCGACCAGCGGAGACATTTTTACTAAATTCAATCATTGCTTCATCAACAATAACCAAATCACCTGCGCGGTTACGTGCCGGCGTTTGACCACCATTATTACCAATACGTGCAAACATCTGCTCAGCTTCGCCCAACTGGGTTGCTAGTTGGTTCTGCAAGTCACGCTGAGTATTTAAGTCGGTAAGCAACTTATCCACATCATTTTTGGTTTTCTCTGACAGGTCACCCGCTTTCTTTGCTTCTTTCAAAGCATTTTCGGCTGCCGGCAGCGCTTTTTCAGTCAGCTCTTTGACGCTAGCATTGACCAGCTTTAGCTGATTGGCCACGTCATCTTTTTTGATATCTTTAGGATCCATAATTTTTCTCACAAAAAAAGCCGCCATATAGACAGCGAGGTGAATGATTAAGTGTGTTTATTGCAGTTTGATTGAATCAATCGCGTTTTGCAGACCGTCAATCAAGCCCGTTAAGTCAACGCCAGCGTTTTGCGTAGCATCTGTTCGAGTAGCGCTAGGCGTACTCTTTAAATCTTTTACAAGACCACGGCGCTCTTTGCGAGACATGCCCGCCTGCGCCATGATTAAATCTAATTTATGAGCGGCGATGCGCTCTTTGGCAGTATTATTGGTCTGTTCTGCAATCACGTCAGAATCCAAGAAGCTATCAGCCATACCTGTTTCAACCGCTGTCTTGCCGTTAATCCAAGTCTCCTTGTCCATTTGCGATGAAAGCTCTGTCGCTTCCATACCGCTTTTGACATGATAGATATCAGCGATGGTCGCATCAATTTGTTCCAAGAAGTCAGCAACTTCGCGCATATCGTTACGATTGCCGCCAACACCAGTCCACGCATTGTGAATCATGAAGAAGCCAGCACGGGCAATCTTAACTTCATCAGCTGCCATAGCGATAAAGGATGCGGCGCTTGCGGCCATACCCAGCACGCGAACAGTCACATGACCAGCATATTCACGCAGCATGTTGTAGATTGCCAAGCCTTCGAATACATCACCACCAGGGGAATTAATATTAACGACGATATCTGCACCGTTAAATCTTTTGAGTTGCGCGCTAATAGACTTGCCAGTGATACCGCCGTCAGTCCACCAGTCATAGCCGATAACTTCTAAAATATTGATAACGTTTTCAGAGTCATCGTCTGACGCTTTAATGTCTGGATTCCATCGATCCAAAGCAAGCGGCATCTTTACATCATGCGCTGCTTCAAAATCAGCTTTTGGCATCATTGTTCGCTTGCTCATCTTTGGTAACTCC